AGCAGATAAAGCTAAAGCATTATTGTCACTTGAATTATTAGGAAATAAAGCAGTAGGTATTGGAGATCATTCAACCGAAGATTTTTATAAAAATGCTGAAGAAGCACTTATAAATCTAGTTGATGCTGATGATAGACTTACAACACTAGATACATATTTCAATATTAATAGACCAGTACAAGTAAATGGGTGATACAATAACTAAATACCACGAAATAATGAGTGATAGAGAAATTATGAATGCCAAAAGAGGTGTTTCAGCAAAATTAGGTGTACAAGTATTCGAAAAAGAGTATCCCGAATTATCTAAGGAGTTTAAAAAAATTCAAAAAGAAATGTATGAAATGTTTGCTCGTAAACATATGGATTATGGTTTAAACAACATTGCTTTAGGTGGAGATATTGTTAATAATAGCGATGATAAACAATTCTCACTAACTGGGTTATGTATTAGGTTAACTGATAAAATATCACGTTTAAAGAATTTATTGGTCAATGGTAGATCATTTGTTGAAGGCGAAGGTATGCAAGATACATTTATTGATATTGCTAATTATGGCATCATTGGGCTCTTAGTTGGCCGTAACAAATGGAAAAAATAGTTTGGCTAAAAAAATCCCAAAGATCATAAAGGAGATTAGAAATAATCCTCCAACACCCGTTAATTATGCATATCAAAAGAATATATCATATTCCCAGATGTCTATATTTAGAGGATGCCCCCATAGGTGGAAATTACAGTATAAGGATAAAATTAAACGTTTTACTTCTTCAATTCATACTGTATTTGGGACGGCCATTCATGAAGTTATGCAACATTATTTAGATGTAGCATATGACAAATCCTTTGCTGTAGCAGATAGGGAAATTGATATGGAAGAATTTTTCCAAGAAAAATTTATAGGTGAATATCGAAATCAATACAAGAAAAACAAAGATCAACATTTTTCCTCAGCTGAAGAAATGAGGGAATTTTTTGATGATGGAATGGGTATTTTAAATTGGTTTAAGAAAAAGAGATCCAGGTACTTCTCTAAACGTGGTTGGCACTTAGTTGGTTGCGAAATACCATTAGTAATTGCGCCAAATAAAATGTATAACAATATATTATACGCAGGTTTTTTAGATGTTGTTATGTACCATGAGGAAACAGAGACATTTAAAATAATCGATATTAAAACAAGCACTCGTGGATGGAGGGATCAGGATAAAAAAAATGAAGATAAACAATATCAATTACTTTTATATAAACAATATTTCTCAGAACAGTATGGGATACCTTTAGATAAAATTGAAATTGAATTTTTTATTGTTAAAAGAAAAGTAATGGATTGGGATGATGAAAAAATAATGTCACCCCATCAAGCATATAGGGTACAGCAATTTAGCCCACCAAGTGGTAAAATTAAATTAGGACGAGCTAAAAAAGCTATAAATAATTTTGTAAATGAATGTTTTAATTCTAATGGAGATATAAAAGATATAGAATATCCCAAATCCCCAAGTAAATGGAATTGTAACTTTTGTCCCTATAAAGAAGATAAAGAAAATTGTGGAGAAGGTATAATCTACTAATTTTCGTATATATGTATACCTAAATAATGTTATAAAATAAAGATTATGAGCGCAAAAAAAGATATGACACTAACGAGTGTTAAAGTCAAAAGCGATTTATTCGAGAATTTTAAAATTGAATGTGTAAAACGTAAATTTTCCTTCCAAAAACTTGCCGATCGAGCTTTGTTTTTGTATCTTACAGATGAAGATTTTCGTAAATCAATTACTAATCAAACTAATCTCGAATTATAAATCCAAAAACCAATGAATAAAAGTTTTGAACACCTTCCTAAAGATAAAAGGAAGAAAATATTATTAATTTGTGATGATATTAGAGTACATTCTGGGGTAGCTACAGTAGCTAAAGAAATTGTTATCCACACAGCTCATCATTTTAATTGGGTACAAATGGCTGGTGCTATTAAACACCCAGATTTAGGGAAACAAATTGATTTAAGCCAATCTATTAATCAAACTATAGGAATAAATGATAGTTCTGTTACTTTATATCCTAATAATGGATATGGAGACCCTACTAAACTTAGAAACCATATAGCTAAAGAAAAACCAGATGCTATAATGTTAATCACTGATCCAAGATATTTTAGTTGGGTATTTAATATGGAGGCAGAAATTAGAAAAAAAATTCCAATTACATATTTAAATATTTGGGATGACTATCCAGCCCCAATGTATAATAAAGCATACTATGAAGCATGTGATTTACTAATGGGTATTTCTAAACAAACTGTTAATATTAATAAGATAGTTTTAGGTGATAAAGCTAAAGATAGAATTCTTAGATATGTCCCTCATGGTTTGAACCCAGATATTTATAAACCTATTTCTGATGATGATATAGAGCTAAATAAATTTAAAAAGAATTTCTTTAATAATGATATCCCGGAGTTTGTAGCTTTCTTTAATTCTAGAAATATTAGAAGAAAACAAATCCCAGATACAATGATGGCCTTCAGAGTATTTTTAGATGGGTTAGATAAAGAAAAAGCAGATAAATGTAAATTAGTTTTACACACTGAAGGAGTTACAGATGCAGGTACAGATTTATATAAAGTAGCTGAATATATATTTAGTGAAAATTATCCTAATGCAGTCCATTTTTCACATAAAAAATTATCCCAACAAGAATTAAATTGGTTATATAACATAGCGGATGTTCAAATTCTTATTACTTCAAATGAAGGTTGGGGGTTAACCATCACAGAAGCAATATTAGCGGGGACACCTATTATAGCTAATACTACAGGTGGGATGCAAGACCAAATGAGATTTATTGATGAGAATGGAGAGTGGTTTTCACCAAGCCCAGAAGTACCTTCTAACCATAGAGGTACCTATAAGGAACATGGTGAGTGGGCATTCCCCGTTTACCCTACTTCAAGATCAATACAAGGTTCTCCACCAACCCCTTATATCTATGATGATAGATGTGCCTGGGAAGATGTAACTGAAAGATTATTTGAAGTTTATAATTTAGGTAGAAAAAAAATGAAAAAAGCAGGCCTTAAAGGTAGAGAATGGGCTATATCTAATGAAGCAGGATTTACTGTTAAACATCAAGCTAATAGAGTAATGGAAGCTTTTACTGAGTTATTTGAAACTTGGGAACCCAGAGAAAAATATGAAATTGTAAACGCTACTAAATATAAAGGTAATTTTCTAAAACATAAAATTATATATTAAATGAATAAACCAGTTTTTATAATCAGTTGTCCCTTTGATACTTATTCCGGTTATGGGGCTAGATCTAGAGATTTAGTTAAAGCCATAATTGAATTAGATGAATATACTGTAAAACTTATACCACAAAGGTGGGGTAATACCTCTTGGAATTTTTGTAAAGACCACCCTGAATGGACTTACTTATTAGACTATTCAATTACCCAAATAACTGCCCAACCTGATATTTGGATGCAGATTACAATCCCAAATGAATTTCAATCCATAGGAAAATATAACATAGGATGTACTGCTGGAATTGAAGCAACTGCTTGTAAGCAAGAATGGATTGAAGGTCTAAACAGGATGGATATAAATTGGGTTTCCTCTAACTTTGCTAAAGGAATGTTTGAAAGCATCAGATATGAAAAAAAAGACCAGAAAACCAACCAAACTACTCATATTATTAAATTGGAAAAACCAATAGAAGTGGTATGTGAGGGGGCTAACTTAGATATATATAAACCTATTACTCTTAAAGATATCAAAACCTTTAATCTTACAGAAATCCCAGAATCATTTTGTTATTTGAGTGTAGGGCATTGGATACAAGGAGATTTTGGTCATGACAGAAAAAACTTGGGGGTTTTGATAAAATCTTTTTATGAAACTTTTAAAGGATCTCTAAGTAAAAACAAACCTGCCCTAATATTAAAAGTATCTCAGGGGGTAGCTTCATATATGAGTAGGGAAGCAGTTTTGGATAAAATTAATGCTATTAAGAAAACAGTTAATTCAAACTCTTTACCCAATGTATATTTAATAAATGGTGAATTTACAGATTCAGAAATGAATGAATTGTATAATCACCCTAAAGTTAAAGCTATGGTTAGTTTAACTAAAGGTGAAGGATATGGTAGACCTTTATTAGAATTTAGTTTAACAGGTAAACCTATTATAGCTTCAGGCTGGTCTGGCCATTTAGACTTTTTAAAACCTAATATGAGTACTTTATTAGGGGGTACTTTAGAAAACATACATCCCACTGCTGCTAATAATTGGTTAATCCAAGATGCTCAGTGGTTTAAAGTTGATGAAATAAGTGTAAATAAACATTTAAAAGATTGCTTTAAAAAGTATAAACAATATATTTTAAAATCTAAGCAACAAAAGAATTATAGTAAAACACAATTTAGTTATGAGCAAATGAAAAATAAAATTAGTAATATTTTAACTGATTATGTCTCTCTTCCACCTCAACAGATAGAAATAACTTTACCTAAACTTCAAAAAATAGAATAATGAATTTTGATGAACTAAAAGAATGCTCCCGATGTGGGTCTGATGCTTGTTATAAACAAGAAGTAACAAAAGATATATCTATCGAGTTATGTTATGGTTGTGGGTTTCAATCTAATTCTATTATGACTAAAGGTTCAGAGTTTTTTACTGAACAATGGGAGATACTGCCTGAAATATATAAAGTATTAATGGATGAAGAAGAAGATACTGGGAAAATTTGGATGCCTACTACTATAAATGTCGAAGATAAAGGGATGGTATTTGCCAAAGGTCATTCTAGATTAAAATGGGAATGGGCAGCTGTAAAATCATTTCCTATTAAAGAAGAAGAAAAAGAAAAGTATCAAAATAAAAAGTTTAAGACTGATATGTCCACTATAAAATATTTTAAAGAACGTGATTTTATGGATGCTCTTTCTTATATTAACATAATACCATGAAAGGATTAGGAGACTTAATTGAGAAAATAATTACAATTATAACCTTTGGCCAAGGAAAAAGAATAGCTACTTACATAGCTAAATTAAGAGGTAAAAAAGATTGTGGTTGTGACAAAAGGCAGGAATATCTAAATAAAAAAATAAGTTTTAAAATGGAAGAACAAAAAAATATTAAATTAGATTGGACTAAAAGTTGGCCTCATATTAGAGGACAAGTTTCATGTTCATGTCAGTTTGATTATGGGTATATTGAAGTAAAAGATAAAAAAGATAATTTTATAACTGAAACTAAATTCACTAATCCACCTAGATTAAGTGGTCAATTAACAACCATAGAATTAAAGATCCCTAATATCTCCACACCAAGCTATTTTAATATTAGATTCCATAAATTAGAAGGGGGTTTTACCCAAGATATAAAAGTAAATATTAACTAAAACTTAAATATTATGAAAATATTAGTTACAGGGGGGGTTGGTTTTATAGGGACAACTTTAATTAAAAAACTATTAGATGAAGGACATAATGTTCATTCATTAGATAATTATGAAATAGGCCTAAAAGATAATGAACAACCAGGATGTCATTACCATATAGGAGATATTGAAAACATAAACCTAATGGATAAAGATTTTGATTTAATTTTTCATTTAGCAGCTTTATCTAGAATACAACCCTCATTTAATAACCCAGAAGAAACATTTAGGGTTAATACCATTGGAACACAAAAGGTGTGTGAATTTGCTAGATTAACGGGAGCTAAAGTTATATATGCTGGTTCCTCTTCTAGATGGCATAACCCATATCAATCACCTTATGCTGCGTATAAACATATGGGAGAAGAAATATGCAAGATGTATAAAAAAACCTATGGGATGGATATTGAAATCACTAGATTTTACAATGTATATGGTCCAAATGAAATTATAGACAGTGATTGGGCAGCAGTAATAGGTATTTGGAGAAGACAAGTAAGAGACGGACAAAAAATTACAATAATAGGAGATGGGGAACAAAGAAGAGATTTTACTCATGTAGATGATATTTGTGATGCTCTTTGGAGAATTGGAATGAAAAACGAAAAGCATGAAGATGCTTGGGAATTAGGCACGGGTATGAATTATTCTATTAATGAAGTATATCAAATGTTTAGAGAAAGATTTGGAGTTGGTTTTATTAATCTTCCTAACCAACCCGGGAATTATAGAAAAACATTAAGAGAAAATGATGATAGCCTAACCAGATTAGGATGGGAACCCTCAGATAAATTAAGAGATTATATATTTAGCTTAAATAAATGAAAATAAGTTACGCAATTACAGTTTGTAATGAGATAGTAGAAATTCAACGTCTAGTATCTTTTTTATTAGAATACAAACGTTTCGAGGACGAGATTGTTATATTATATGATAGTAAAGGAGGCACTAAACCAGTAGAAGAATATTTACGTTCTCATTCAGTAAATGGAGAATTTACATGGCATAGTGGAGAGTTTGAAGATCATTTTGCTGATTGGAAAAATAAACTAACATCCTATTGTTCAGGAGATTATATTTTTCAGATAGATGCAGATGAGATACCTAATGAAGTATTACTTAGTAATTTAAAAGGTATTATAGAAAACAACCCCAATAATGAAGTGTTTTTAGTTCCTAGAGTAAATACTGTAGAAGGATTAACCCAGGAACATACTACTAAATGGAGATGGAATATTGATGATGAAGGAAGAGTTAATTGGCCTGATTATCAATGGAGAATTTGGAAGAATAAACCTGAAATCAAATGGGCTAATAAGGTACATGAAAGATTAGAAGGTTTTAAAACATATGCCCCACTTCCTGCTTTACACGATTTAGCTTTAGTTCATCCTAAAACAATAGAAAGACAAGAAAAACAAAATAAATATTACGATACATTATGAAGAAAATTTGGTACGCACCGTATAAACATGAAGCATTTGGTCAAGAAGAAATTGACGCCGTTGTAGAATCATTAAAATCTGGATGGTTAGGGGGACAAGGTCCTAAATCTGTTGAATTTGAAGAAAAAATTGCTAAAACATTTGGTAAAAAACATGGTGTATTTGTTAACTCGGGTTCTTCAGCCTGTTTATTAGCTATCGCTGCTTTGGATTTACCCAAAGGAACTAAAATCATTACTCCCGCTTGTACATTTGCTACCACATTAGCTCCCATTATTCAATTAGGATATGTACCTGTATTTGTAGATGTGGATTTAACTACTTACTGTGCTAATATAGAACAAGTCATAGCTAAAGTAACAGATGATACTTCAGCAATTATGTTACCTAATTTAATTGGTAATAAACCAGATTGGGATAAGTTAAAGAGATACTTAGTAGAAATGGGGAGAGAAGATATTTTCTTAATCGAAGATTCAGCCGATACCTTAACTAAAACTCCAGTAACAGATGTTGCCACTACAAGTTTTTATGCTTCACACGTTATTACAGCTGGGGGTGTAGGTGGAATGGTAATGTATAATGATAAAAAACATGTTACTAAATGCTTGCAATATAGAGATTGGGGTCGTTTAGGTGATGATTCTGAGATTATGGATGATAGATTTAATCATATTGTAGATGGGATTCCATATGATCATAAGTTTTTATATAGTGTATTAGGGTACCATATGAAAGCTAGTGAAATGAATGCTGCCTTTGGTTTAGTTCAATTAGAAAGATTTAAAGTAAATGCTGGTATTAGAAGAGCAAATGCTGAACGTTATTTAGAAAACTTAAAAGGGATTGGGGATCTAATTTTACCTGACGATAGCATTAAACCTAATTGGTTAGCAATGCCCTTACAAACAGAAAAAAGATTTGAATTATTAAACTTTTTAGAAGATAATAACATCCAAACTCGAGTAACATTTGCTGGTAATGTAACTAGACATCCAGTTTATCGTGAGTATCTAGAAGACTTTGAAAATTCAGATATTATTATGAAAAATGGATTTTTGTTAGGAGCTCACCATGGGATGACTATTGAAGATGTAGATATTGTATGTGATAAAGTTAAAGAATTTTTTAATAAATAATAAATGGAATATATAAAATATAATACAGACCAATATCCTTTCAGAGAGGTTATAAAAGAAATATTAGAAACTAACAGCTTAGAACAAATTCATAATGAACAAGAATATGAATTGTTTATTAAGGGTACAGATCAATCAACAGTGTGGCATCGCCGATACTATGATAATCTAGATCAATTCTTACCTTTATATGATACTTTTATAAATGAAGTAGTAAAACCCACATTTGGGGAAGAAATAGTATATCAAAAAATCCCTACTTTTAGAACTCAGTTAGTAAATAATTTAGGTGTTTTTGAATTTCATAGAGATAGGGATTATTCACATAATGAAGAAGAACGTAATTTCTTTTTACCCTTTACTGATGCTTATGCTACTAACACTATCTGGGTAGAATCTGAAGAAGATAAAGCGGATTATTCCCCTATGACTACTCTATATGGACACGTTGTAAAATGGAATGGTAATAGTTTAATGCATGGTAATAAACAAAATGACACCCAAAACACCAGAGTAAGTGTGGATTTTAGATGTATTCCTTTATCTAAATATAATGAAGAAGAAGGGGCAGCAGCTATATATTCTAAAATGGAATTTAAAATAGGAGATTACTATAAAGTAACTGGATGAAGGTATTAATACTAGGAGATGGGTTATTAGGAAAAGAAATTGCATCCCAAACAAATTGGGATGTAG